GCGAATGTACGGGGAATTACACGTCTCCACAGCTGAGCGTCTCAAAGACGCTGAAATGAAAACCAAATATGGCTTAGACGGCTTTAGTAAGGCATCTGGCATGGGTGCTGATGCTCTTTCAAAATTGGGCTCAGCGGCATTCAATTCTGGAAAAGCTCTACTTGACGGCAAAAAAGGTGCTGCTGCACTAAACAGCACTTTAGACGATTTAACCGATTCAGCCAAGTTGGCAGCAGTTGCCCTTACTTTGCTGGTACCTGGCGGCCCATTGATCAAAGGTTTGATGGCTGGCATAGGATTGCTCACGGTATCTTTTTTAGAAGCAGGTAAAAAGTACACACAAGCTGCCAATACCATGAGCGATCAGCTGTACAAAGGCTATCAAGATCTAGCTCAATCAGGTGCTGCTGCCAGCGATGGCATGACTGGACTGTTCAATGATGCCAAGAAGCTTGGTTTGAGCATGAACGAGATTGGTCAGTACACTGAACTGATCGCAGCAAATTCCAAAGATCTTGCGTTATTTTCAGGTAGTGTATTCGAAGGCCGCAAACGATTTGCTGACATGGGCGAAGCAATGGAGCCGTTCAAAGAGTCGTTGATGAATGCTGGCCTGAGTCAAGAGCAAATTAACGCTGGATCAATGGCTTATTTGAGAATACAAACTCGCACAGGTGCTGCACAAAATAAAACCACAGAAGAGCTAGCAGCAGGCGCAAAAAAATATTTAAACGAACAGGACTTGTTGGCTAAAGTTACAGGTCAGTCTCGCAAAGAGATGGAAGATCAGCAGGCTCGAGCTTTGCAGCAACAACAATTTGCATCCAAAGTTCGAGAACTAACAAAAGCAGGCCAAACAGAAGCAGTTGACAGATTAATGGCATTAAATTCAATGTATAGTGCTATGGGTCCAAAAATGGCTGCTGCTTTTCAGGCATCTGTTACTGGAAACTATGCTAATGCTGACGCAATTGAGGTTGGTATTGCTAGTCAGAATGAAATGATGCGTACAACTGACATGGTTATTAAAAACCAGATGTCAGTAGCTGAAGCAGCACAAAAAACAGGTAAAACAATTGGCAAGTTCAATGATGATGTTAACATTGGATTAGCTGGAGTAAATGCAAGCATTGGTGATTTTTCAGAGTTTGAAAAAGCTCGACAAATGGCCGACGGCGATATTGTTGCAAACATGAAGAAGGCCGATGACGAACGTAAAAAGCAAGGAATGGACGGTAGCAAAGCAGCAGACGCAGCAGTGCAAGCACAAACGGATCTGGTTCTCATGCAACAAAAAGGCAATAAAGCAGTAGAACAATTTGTATTTGCTGGAGTGGTACCTGCTACCAAGGCCATGACTGTATTGGTTGAAAAAACTACTTTAGCTGCTGGTGCAATGGCCAAAATGTTTGGCGTAGGTGTTGGGCCACAAGCAGCTACAGCAGCAAGCACTGGACCGTCAACAGACGAAGCAAGAAAGACAGTCGCAGCAGCAACAGAAAAAGCCAAAGCAGATGCAGAGCGAGCAAGAGCAGCAGAAAAAGATGCTGCATTAAGCAAAGAACAAAAAGAAGCTATCAAAAAACAAGCAGCTGACAGTGCTCGGGACATGATGAATGAAACCAATGCTCTGAGAGCAGCAGCTCAGAGAGAAAAAAATGCCGAAAGAACTGCACGTCGTGCTGGTACGGCTGCACCAGCAGGTGGAGGAGCAGCACCAGCAGCAGGTGGCGGCGCAACACCTGCAAGCGGCGCAGCACCTGCAAGCGGCGCAACAACACGATCAATGGCTCCAGCAGGCGGATCACCTCCTCCATCAGCCGGTTCACCCGACGGCCAACCGGGAAAAACTACGCCTGCAGCAGGTGGTGCTGGTAGTCTCAAAATAGGCCCAAACGCAGACATGTCTGGCGTTATACCAGAGATGGTTTCAAGATTGGAACAATTTGCACAAGCATCTGGCAAATCAGTGGATGTAAACAGTGCTTATAGATCTGACCAGAAGCAGGCAGAACTCTGGGTCAGAGGCAACATACTCAAGGAGCCAGGTATCCTTATGCCTGCTGCTCCAAAAGATGATCAGGAAATAACCTACAAAGGCAAGACTTATCAAGTCAAGGGACAAGGCCGAGGCAGCTTACACGGTGTTGGTAATGCAGTAGATATCAGTGTAGCAGGCATGGGAAAAAGCAAAGGACCCATAGACGAGCTATTGGCCAATGCTGGTTTATTCCGTCCTTTTATTGCTAACGACCACCCTCATGTGCAAATGATGGCAGACGGCGGCATAGTCAAGGCGTCCAATGGCGGAACTCCGGCTATCATTGGAGAAGGCGGCAGAGACGAAGCAGTAATCCCATTAAAAGATGGTGCTGTGCCTGTAAGTTTGAATTTGAAAGATGCACTGAATACTCCTAGCATGGGCGGATACAATGAGTATGCAGGTTACAATATGGGACCAATGTCCACTGACATTGAGGCAGTTAAAAAACTTGCGGAAGCAGTTGGGGCATTTGACAAAACCAGTCAAATAATTACAGATCCTGCTACCTGGAAACAAATTCTATCGTCTGGTCTGGCCACCAACTATAAATTGGTCAATGCCGAACTTGGTACCAAGGCTCTTCCGGGGATAGACCAAGATATGGCTGACCGATTGAAAGAAATTAAAGAACAAGGCAATACCACCACAGAAGCAGCACTCAAACAGGTTGGTGAAGAACTCATAAAAGGCATGAGCAGCATGGCAGAGAAGTTTGCTGTGACAATGACCGGTCGTGCCCTGTCGATGGATTCCTCTGAAATAGCACCCCTGTTGCAAGAACTTGTATCTGCCACCAAAAACGGTGTGGATGTACAGCAAAAGATACTGGCATCCAGCTACTAACACGGTAAATAACTTACTATGGCAGAACAACAATCCTGGAAAAAATATTTCAAAGTGGCAGACACGTCTGGCCAGCTGAGTCCTATATCGGGAAAAAATCAGTTTGGCCTAAACGGGTATCCCAAAAACGACGGAAACAATTCAGGAGTACAAGCAGACTTTGTGTTTCGTAACTATGCCAGTCGATTGCCAGAAGTGTATTCGGGTCATCCCAACCGAATTGAACGTTACAACCAGTACGAAAACATGGACATGGATTCAGAAATCAATGCATGTCTGGATATCATTGCTGAGTTTAGCACACAGCCCAACCAGTCAAATGGCACACCATTTGAAGTAGACTACAAAGACAAACCCACAGACCACGAAGTAGACATTATTCGCAAGCAATTGCAGCAATGGGTCAAGCTGAACAAACTGGGGCAACGTATTTTCAAACTGTTTCGTAACACCATCAAGTACGGCGATCAGATTTTTGTGCGTGATCCAGAAACATTTGAAATGTACTGGGTAGACATGAGCAAACTGGCTCGAGTTATTGTGAACGAGAGCGAAGGCAAACGTCCTGAACAGTATGTGATTCGAGACATCAATCCCAACTTTCAGAATCTCAGCGTGGCAGCAAAAACCACCACTGACTACATGACCAACCCTGTGACTGGCAGTATCAGCGGCAGTTCAAACTACACCATGCCCAATGGTGGCTCAGGTGGTGGCACAAACAACAGTCGTTTCATGCAGGCCATGAACGAAGTTTGTATTGATGCCAAGCATGTGGTACACATGAGCTTGAACGAAGGGCTAGACGTGTTTTGGCCATTTGGTCGCAGCGTACTGGAACAGATTTTCATGGTGTTCAAACAGAAACAACTGTTAGAAGACTCAATCCTGATCTATCGTGTGCAACGTGCTCCAGAACGACGAATCTTCAAGATTGACGTGGGCAACATGCCCAGCCACTTGGCCATGGCCTTTGTGGAACGTGTGAAAAATGAAATGCATCAACGCAGAATTCCCACTGTGACAGGTGGCGGACAAAACATGATGGACAGCAGCTATAATCCACTCAGCGTGGGCGAAGATTACTTTTTCCCCCAGGGTCAAGACGGTCGTGGTAGCAGTGTAGAAACACTACCCGGTGGACAGAATCTTGGCGAAATTGACGACCTGAAGTATTTCAACAACAAGATGGCCCGCGGTCTACGTGTGCCCAGCAGCTACTTGCCCACAGGACCTGACGACTCAGATCGTGTGACCAGTGACGGCAAAGTAGGCACTGCTTTGATACAAGAATTCCGCTTCAATCAGTATTGCGAACGCCTGCAGGCCCTGGTGTGTGAAAAACTAGATGACGAATTCAAGATGTTCCTGAAATGGCGCGGATTCAACATTGACGCTGGCCTGTTTAATTTGAAGTTTAATCCTCCACAAAACTTTGCCAGTTATCGTCAAAGTGAACTGGACAACACTCGTATTCAAGCATTCCAAGGACTTGAGCCACTGCCCTACATGAGCAAACGATTCATGCTGGAACGTTTCTTGGGCTTGACCGAAGAAGAAATCAAACAAAACGAAGAAATGTGGCGTGAAGAACGCGACAGTCCTGAAATGCAAACACAGTCAGGACAAGATCTACGAAGTGTGGGTATTACACCAGGCGCCTTGGAAACAGACATTGCTGCTGGTGAAGAAATGGCTGGAATGACACCGGAAACTCCAGGTGTGCCAGCAACTACACCAGGCGCTGCGTTACCAGCCACGCCAGCTGGTGCAGCTCCAACAGCATAAATACTGGCATGATACTACAAGAATTTTGGTCAAAAGAACCTGATGCATATCAGGACCTGGAGCAAGACAACAGTCAGCTACAGCTAGGTGACCTGCGTAAAACTCATTTGACTCTGCGTCAGCTCAGCAAGCTGAGAAAAATGAATGATATTAGAACTGTAGAATACAAAGAAAAACTCAAACTGGTGCGTCAACAGTATGCACCACCGCCAGCACCAGTAGTCTAATTGTTGCAAGCAATTTGCAATTTATGGTCTTTTTGACTACTTAAAACACCGCTTTTATCTCACCTGTGTAAATAACAGCACACTTTACTATAGGAGTTTCCTTATGAACAGATTTGAACAATTGATTGAATACGTGATCAATGATGAAGACAAAAAAGCTCAAGAGCTTTTCCATGACATCGTAGTGGCCAAAAGCCGTGAGATCTACGAAAGCATGATGGACGAAGAACTTGACGAAAGTCAAGACGATATTGAAGAAGGTGCCATGGGCGGCGACGCTGCTGACAGCCTGATTGATGATGTTGAAATGGAAGAAGAATCCGACATCAACATGGAAGGCGAAGAAGATGACATGGGCGACGACATGGGCGGAGATGACATGGGCGACGACATGGGCGCTGATGACATGGGCGGTGACGACATGGGCGGATCTGGCGAAGCAGCCACCAAAGACGACATCATGAATCTGGAAGACAAGTTGGATGAACTCATGGCTCAATTTGAAGACATGATGGGCGACAACATGGGTGACGGCGACGATTTTGGCCCTGAAGAAGGCGGCGATGCTATCGAAATGGACGACACTGAAGAAATGATGCCCATGGCTGAAGCACTTAACTTGAAAGCTGCTCCAAAGCCGGTTACTTCTGAACAAGGTGGTACTAACACAAAGTCTACTGTGGCTGCCAACAGCGGCGCACGTGGTGCAATGGCCAAACCAGTTCACACTGGTGCTAACGAAGGCGGTCATCATGACACCTCAGCATATCGTAACACTACCAAAGAACTTGGCGTTAAAGGCACCCAAGATGCTGGCAAAGGCGCATTTAAAACTGCTGCCCCGAAACCAACAATGACACAAGCCAGTGGTGTGAACAACAAGAGCCCACTACCAAGCGGTAGAGGTTAATTAAAATGTCGTCAACGTATCTAAGAGAAGATCTTACATTTAGCCAGGCCCGCATTGAAGTCATCACTGAAGACGATGCAGCCAGCGGCGGTAAGAATCTCTATCTCAAAGGTATCTGTATTGAAGGCGACAAGCGTAATGCAAATGAGCGAGTCTATCCTCTACGAGAAATTTCTCGTGCAGTTGACACTATAAATCAGCAAATTCGAGAAGGCAATTCTGTCTTGGGCGAAGTTGATCATCCAGATGATCTCAAAATCAATCTAGATCGAGTGTGCCACACAGTTGAAAACATGTGGATGGACGGACACGCTGGTTGCGGAAAGCTGAAAATTTTGCCCACTCCCATGGGTAATTTAATAAAAACTCTGTTGACGTCAGGTGTAAAACTTGGCGTATCCAGCCGCGGTAGCGGCAATGTAGACGACAGAACAGGACATGTAAGTGACTTTGAAATAGTCACTATAGATGTGGTTGCCCAACCCAGCGCACCAAATGCCTATCCCACAGCTATCTATGAAGGCTTGCTCAACATGAAGCATGGTCATAGAGTGTTGGAGATGGCTCGCGAGTCTGGTCAGGGCGACAAAGTGCAAAGATACCTGAAAGAGGAAGTAAAACGCCTAATCAGGGATCTTAAAATCTAAGGAGAACCAGGCATGTTTGATGCTATTAAACCATTGCTAGATAGCGGCCTGATTAACGAAGACGTTAGCCGAGAACTCAACGAAGCTTGGGATCAAAAGTTAAACGAAGCTCGTGAATCAGTTCGTGTGGAATTGAGAGAAGAATTCGCACAACGCTATGAGCATGACAAGTCAGTCATGGTCGAAGCCCTAGATAAGATGGTAACAGATGGTCTTGCCACCGAAATTCAAGCTGTAGCTGCTGAAAAGCGTGCTCTAGCTGAAGATCGCGTC